TTGCTCGGCGCCTTCGGCGGGCTCGTCCTCCTCTTCGTCGTCGGGCTCATGCTGGCCTTCGAGGCCGGAGCCCATCGCCTCGAGCGATCGGTCGCCGCTCTCATCGAGCGTGACTTCCTCTTGCCCGAAGGCGTCGCCGAAGATTTCCTTCTCGGTGCCAATGATCGCATCCCGCAGGATGTCGCGTTCGCTCGCCATGTAGGGGTCTCACGTTTCGCTGTGATTGCGGCGGCGCTTTCATGCCTGCGCCGAGAGAGGCCTTGCGCCGTGTCGCGGATCGCCTGCGGCAGAGATTTGACCGGCGCTCTGAACGCCGGGGCTCGTGTCGTGAGCCGGACGAAATCACATCAGGTTAGGCAGGCACTTTTGGGCGATCTGCGCTTGCGTCCAGGCGGCAAGCGCGATCGTGCCGAGGTCGATTGGATACAGTCATTGCTCGCGGTACCATGCCGATGCCGTAGCATCCCACCTAATCCGTAGGCCGGTGTTCGCGGCCATGGCGGAGCCGTTCGTCCATCCATTTACGCTGGGCGAGAACGTCAGCGCCGTGATCGCGCCGGCGTAGTTGACGAATTGGATCGGCTGGCCGTCCGCGAAGGCGGTTGGCAACGTCACCGTCGCGCTAGCAAGCGTTGAGGACTGTGTGAAGCGAATGCAATCGGTGTTTGCAGGCACCGTGTAACCCGAGGTCGTCAGGGTGTAGCGTACGCAAGAGCCGTCGATCGTCGCACCGTAGTTTCGCACAGGATTCCCTGCTGGACCTTGTATACCCAACTCGGTCCCCAAAAAATCGAACCCAACAGATCCTGCGCCCGCTGATATCGACATCGAAGAGCTAAGTGTGACCGATACCGGTGCTGAATATACTGTCGTAAACGTAGGTGAGAATGACACGTTTGGGGTGGCAGTATAGCCAGCACCATCAGATGTAACAGAAAGCGTAGCCTTGAGAGAGCCGCTGCCATTCGAAATCGACCACTCAGCATTGATGTAGCCCGAGTTCATCGACACAGTTGGAAGCGTTGTGCACGTCGTGCTCCTGGCCGACAGAGCAGTTGCGGCGGACATCGGCTTGTTGAATAGATAGGCATTACCACTCGTAGCTCCCCACCCGGTTCCCGTCACCGAGCCGCCGCTAGTCGCGGTCGCCGTCATAACGACAGTGCCGCCGCCAACGAGGTTGCCGCCACTCTGCGGGTCGATCAGGTTGAATGTATCGCCTGTCGAGCAGCCAGCTCCGCCGGAGATCGTCGGAGTCACGAATACGACGATGTTCTGCAATGCAGCCTGCGCGCCACCGCCTATTCCGTTAGAGGGCGTTATGACAACGCTAGGAAGCGAACCTGCTAGAGAAGGGGTAGACCACTCGGAGGCCGCGTTATTTGCGGGAGTGTCTACCGTTAGCGCAGTTACTTGTCCGGGATTGGACACAGTAGAAGCATTGAGGTTGGTCGCCGAAATCGTCGGGGCATTGACGCTAGGAGCTGTTATCGGGCTGTAACTTTGGTACGATGTGCAAGTCGACGCAACACATGCGGTTCCACTGAACGTCCCCGGCGCAACATAGCTGCCGTCTTCGTCGTATATATATCCGCTCACAGTCCAGTCGTTGGCGTTGTCCCACCATGACGGATTCGTTCCAGATAGCGTTCCGAAGTGCAAGTCTGCGTCTTGGATCGTTACAGCCGTTACCCCCGTACCTCGCAAGAATATCGGACCCGAATTGAAGGGATTTGGATCGTTCATGCTGAGATGATGGATTACCGGAGTAGTCGTCCCGATAACTTCTATCAGCGATCCCAGAGTAGCATTCTCGAAATGCACATCGAGATTGAGAAAATCGTTCGGCACGTTGTTGCCGAAGAATAATATAGCGCCAGGACCACCGCCCGAGTTTGTGGCCGCAGCATAACTGCGGATAAGGCTAAGTCGATCCGTACCTCCGATCCAAAGCGGGATTCCACCAGAGCCGACGGCTTCAAACAAGCATTCAAAGCACGAAGTCTCATTGAATGACGAGAATACGTTCTGCGTATAGGTCTCACCTGTATACGCGGACTGGACGTTGAAATAGTTTGATCCGTCGAAGACGCCGGCGTAGGCGTTCGGGCTCCAGTTGTAGAACGCGCCGTGGTCAACGCTCGTCGTCTCGCTGGATCTGTTGTAGTAAGCAGTAAGAGAGAAGCATCCATTGATGGTAGGATGCACGAGGTGATTGCTGTCTGCGCCCGCGCTGAGGCTTGTCGTCGGTCTCGCCAGTATCAAGCCGACGTTTGGTGTTTGACCGCTCGTGCAAGAGCCATAGATATTCAGCCCGTTAAGAGACGCTTGCCCGAGGCCCGTCGCATCGATACAAGGCGCTCCATTCGTCTCGCAGATTAGCTCCGTGCCCCAGAAGTCGGCTACGAATCCTGACCCGTACAGTTGGGTGTTTGGTCCAGTCGAATTTACCACGCTCGTGAAGTTCAGAGGCGTCTTAATGACGCACTTCCCGCTCGGCAGCACGAGTCGGCCGACAACGCCGATCGGCCAGGAATAGCTGGAAAGCTGGGATTGATTGCGAATTGCCTGGACCGCCAGGTTGATGGCAGGCCCTACGTCCGAACTACCGTCACACTTCGCGCCATACGCCGGATCGCCCGCGTTTACGACGAAAGCTGGCGTAAAGGTCAGCGAACCAGACGGCGAGACAATTGCTGGGGGTGGAACAGTCGCTGCTATGGCGACGCGAGTCGTCGCTGTGGCGAGCACAGCGGCGATCACAAACGAGATCGCGCGATACAACACGCTCTTCATCGCAGTCACTCCACCATCACAACGACTTGCGCCGAGGACGACGGCGCGTACACCTGAACGCGGCCCTTGAAGGTCTGCGATGACCACGAGCCACCTTGCGTACCGACGGCAGACCCTCCACCGGGCACAGACCCACCTGCCAGTGCGAATACGCTAGCATTGTTCGGTGCCGTCCCGCTCGCCGCGGTCCCGTCGTCGCGCACGATCGCGATCTGCGCGCCGGACGTGTTCTCGACGTCGATCGAAAGCCGGCTCGGATTCGCCGGAACGGTCGCGATCAGGACGTAGTTGGCGTAGACGCCGCTCGCGCCGAAGTTCGCGCTGACATTGGGAAGGGTCGGCTTGTTTGCAGAATAGTCGGCACCAGTGGTGCCGGCCATGCCAACAGGCGTTGCGCCGACGCAGTTCGGACCAACCGGGATCGCCTGCCCTTGTGCATTGAGGCACATCCCGATCGCGCCGTTGACCCCAGGGCCGCCCGGCGTCACCCAATAGGTCTGCGCGTAGGCGTCCGCCCCGCCGAGCCATAGCAGCGCGGCGGCGAGCGCAAGAAACCGTTTCAACATGCTAGTGCCCCGTCGGCATCGTCTGCGGCGCCATCGGCTGGCCTTGCGGCTGCATCTGCGGCTGTTGCGGCGGCTGCGGATTGAGAATCCCCATCGCCTCTTTCCAGAGCCCTTGTTCGAACAGGATGGCGTCTTGCTGCGCTTCGCCAGCGATCGAGCCCGCTTCCACCAGCGCCTTTTGCGCCATCGCGTCGCTCTTGCGCGCGTCCGCCGCGGTCTTGGCGTTGTACGCCGCCGCGCCCTCCATCTGGAGTTTGGCGGCCATCAGTTGCGCCGGGTTCGGCTGCGGGCGCATCATCTGCAGGAGGCGGTTCTTCTCCGCGCGCGGCAGCGGCGACATTTCGATCAGCACTTGCGGCGGGAACGTGCCGGGCGGATAGCCCTTCAGCGTGTCGTAGGCGTCCGCCATGACCGAGGCGACGTCGGGGCCTTCCTCGAGGATGATATCGACGTCCAAGGCCCCGAGCGCATTGACGATCGCCGGGCGGCCGAACTGATCCATCCCCAAGCCGTTCAACTGGATGAACGTCGCCTTTTGCGCGTCGTTATCGACCATGCGGAGCCAGCGCTGCGTCGTCCAGGTCCGTTGCGCCGTCGTCCAGATCAGCCGGTAGAGTTGAAGCTTCCATTGCCTGTAGGCAAGGATGAACGGGCCAAGTTCGGCCATGCCGGGCTGGCGCAGCAATTCGATCGCGCGGCCCGAGATGTTCGAGATCGCCGATCCGTTCAGCACCGCCATGTTGATGTTGGCGAACTGGTCGATTTCGTTCTTGGCGTCGTCAGCGAAGGCGGTGAACGCGGTGAGGTCTTGCGCCTTGTCGTCGGGCTTGAGCGCCATGCCGGGGTTGATCTCGACGTAGCCGTCCGGCCGCGCCCATTCGATCCGGGCCTTTTCGACGTCATCGACCGCGCCCTTTTCGCCGATCAGGCGGCGCGAGTTGGCGAGGTGCAGCGCCTTGGATTTGCTCTGGTTGAGCGAGTCCTGCGGCCCCTTGAGGTTGCGCACGAAGCCGTAGCGGTCGCCGTCATGATCGACCGCCACCGAGAACATCTTGAACGAGGAGACCCGCTTGCCGCGCTCATCGAAGAACGGGCTCAAGCCCTGATCGAGCAAGACGGTCGAGACGTAGAACGCCCAGCACCATTGCCCGCGATTCTTATACCAATGCTCGATCAGCCGGATCCGTTGCGTCGCCGAAATGACCCATTTGTATTCGCGGTCGGCGTTGGTCGTCAGGTCGGCGTCGCCTTCGATCAGGCCCCGGAGCAAGTCCTCTTTGTCGGGGAACAGTTCGATCGCCTCGCCGATGTCGAGCCACTTCGAGATGCCCATGTAGCGCGCGTCGGCGAAGTCGAGCCGATAAGATTTTGGATCGTAGAAAAACTCGTCGCCGATCACCCACGGCAGCGCAATGTCGGGGTCCTGCTGGTCGCCCTGCGTCATGACGAGCTGCACGCCGGCAACGCCGTCGATGCAGGCTTGCAGCAGACACCAAGGGTCGATGCCCTTCCAGTCGTTGGCGTCGAGCACCTCGCGAATAACCTGCGTCGCGATGTTGGCCCCAGGCTCGCTCCTGAGATTGCGCGGCATCGCCTTGGGATCGGAGCGGCCACGCTCGACAAGCCCGACGATGCCGTTGATCTTGCGCGCGATGCGGTTCCAGGTCAGGACCGGTTGATGGCGGCGGCGGAGGATTTCGATCTGCTTCGGCGACCAGTGCGCGCCGTGGTAATAATGCCGCGCGTCCTTCTGCTCTTCGATCTCATCGACCTTCGTCGTGACATAGTCGATGTACTGCGTCCGGAGCTGGCGAACGTCGAGGAACTGCTCGCGCTCGTCGTCGGTTGCCTTGTTCTTGGGACCGCGGCGCGGGTCCTCGGCTTGGGGCTGCGAGACGAGCGGCGCGAGCCGTGCGGCGTCGCCGGCCATCGCCTCGGCGAAGGGATCAGCCATGGCTCTTGCGCGACTTCGCCTTGGCGAGCGCCTTCTCCGAAATCTTGCCGTGCTTGGCGAGCATTTCGGCGTGGCGCGCCGTCTCGTGATGCTCCTCGGCTTCCTCCTCCTGATGCTTCTTGATCGCCTCCAGGAACTTCTTGTTGCCGCTGATGTCGTGCGCGCGGCGCAGATGGCGCGCGGCGTCGTCGAGTTCCCAGCGATCCCAAGGACCATTGGCGCGCTCGTGCGGCTCCTTGTACTTGCCGCCGCTGTCCGCCGACATGATTTCCACCTTCGGCATGGTCAGGCCCATCCCTCGCGCTCGGCGAGCTTGTCGAACTGCTTCTGGCTGATCGCGCCGGATTTCAGCATGTCCTCGGCTTTGCGCTGCTCTTTCGAGGCCGGCTTCTGCTCGCCTAGGATATCGTTGAGATCGGCGAGGGCTTCGTCCATCGCTTCGACTGGCATTTCCAGGTTGTAGCCCTTGACCTGCTCGGCGATGGTTTTGACTTTCTCGATCGCTTCCTTCGCCGTCTTGCCCGTCGCCACCACCGAACCAACTTCCGGAGCGCCACAGAGCTGAGGAACAACGTAGTGCTCGCCGTTGATGACGCAGAAGTTGCGCAGCTTCACGTTGCTGCGGACCTCCTTCGGGAAGTCGACGTGCAGCCAATTCTTGTCGGCCCAATCCGACAGCATGAGCACTTCCGCGCCCCAGATGTCGTCGTATTCCGGCTCGATCAGGATGCCCTCGGCGCCGTACCAAACGATCTCGGCAAGGTTCTTGAACATCTCCTGATAGACTTCGGACGGCGGCGAGCCGGCGCGCGCCGTGAGGTCGATCGGATAGCCCTTGCCATCGGCAGCGATTCGAACCTCGCTGGAGAAGAAGCCGCGGTACTCGTAGCTCTTCATCGCGCCGGACAAGGACTCGTTGACCGCGATGACCTGCTTTGGCATCTTGCGGTACGGCATGATGCGGCCGATATACGCGCGATCCTTCACCTCGATGCCCGTGATCGCGACCTTGGGGAATTGGCCGTCTACGGACCATCCGTCGTATCCGGCTTCAATCGCGTCGTCGATGCCCTCTTCAACGATGAACCGCTTGATGTCAGCTTGCGCGCCAAGTGAATGTTCAAGCTCGTCGAGACGTGGCTCAATGCGCGGGTACGTCGAGGCGTGAAATGTTTCGAAGTCGCCGCGCGTCGCGTCCTGCTTGACGAATTGGTTGTCGTTCTTCTTCAGAAACTTCCGCAGAGCGGTGATGCCGATGATCTCTTTGTACGGCCCGATCGGCACGCCGCCCTCAGCCATGATCTCTTTGGCCTTGATGCGGTCGAGTTCCAACTCGGCGCCGCGCCCGCAGCCGAACACGCGCTTTCCCTGCGAACGGAGATAGCTCTGAAGCGCGCCCTCGTAGACGTCAGGGAACACGTAGAGGTCGATTTCGTCGGCCTCGATAAACGGCCACGGATCGACGATGCGCTCGATCTTGTCGTCGCCATGACCGATCAGCAGGCCCTTGCTGACCGGATAGCCGCCACCCCAACTCGACCAGAACAGCACGCGGCCGAATTCGCTGGCGAGCCGGCGGGCTATCTCAGGAAAGACCCCGTTGTCGATCACGAGGACGGTCTTGGTCTTGAAGTCGACCATCACAGCCTCAACGTCGAGCGGTCGGTCATGTCGTGCCGCTCCAGGCCGAAACGGTAGATCGGCTCGATAAGCTGGTCGGCGCGGAACGATCGGCACGAGGCTACGAGCAGATAGGCGCCGTCGTGGTCCGGCCAGGTGTCGAGCGCGATGAAGCTTTCCGTGATCGGCTGGCAAAACGTCATGCCGACACCGCCCTTGCCGTCCTCGGTCGGATAGCGCCAGACGCCGGCCTCGCCCGCAGCGGACATGCCAAGCGCCGCGGTGCAATCGGCGAGGAAGCGTCGCCAGTCGTCTTCCGAGAGCCGGCCGCGCAGCGCGAACGCCTGCGTGTGCATCCGCTTGCCGAGGTCGATCGCCGCCTCGCTCACCGATCCGAGCCCGCCATCTTGTGCATCTGCTTCTCCGAAATCATGCCGCGTCTGTGGAGTTTCTTGGCGTGCGCGGGCAGTTTGGTTGGCCGCACCATCTCGCGCACCATCTCGCGCACCGGCTTGCCGTGAAAGGCGACGGCCTTGTTGTTCGCTTGCGGCGCGGTGTCAGCCAACGGAATCGTCCCAATGATCTTCGTCGAGTTCTTCTTCGGCCTCGCTGCGCCAGTCGTCGGGCGCGTCGTCTTCGGCTTCGTCGTCGAACTCATCGGGCATGGTCATATCGACAATATGTCGTTGTCGTAGGTCGAGGAGTTCTCGCGGTAGGCGTCGCGCGTCTTGGCGACTTCCTGATGCGGGCGCGTGCCCTCAATCATCGTGTCGAGCAACTGTCCGATCAGGCCCATGCAATCGACCTGATCGTCATGGACGCCAGCCGGAAACCGCAGCAGTTCGCTCTCGAAATCAGCCCGCCACGGCGCTCCGACCGGAATGCGCAGGCCGCGCGTCGCAATCAGGCCGCGGAAGCTTTGCGCCCGGATCGCCTTGTCGCCGCGCGTCGGGAACTGCTCACGCGCCACGTAAGCGCGCCTAGCGCGCATCTCGCGCTCGAGGAACGGCCCGACGCCGGATTTGATCTGCCCCGTCTCCTCGGCCCAGCCCATCGGCTTCCAGCGCAGCGCCAAATCGCACAGCGCGGCGACCCATTCCTCGGACGAGGCCTGCCGGCGCCAGAGATCGACCAGCCACGGATTGCCGTCCGGATCGATCCCGATGACGCCGTGACAGGTGTAGTCGCCGCCGCCCGCAGTGACCGCGTAGTCGGAGCCGCCGTAGAGCCGCAGCGTGTCCTTCGGCGGCAGCGCGTCGACCGGGATCAGCCATTCGCGGCGGAAATAATCGCCAGTGTCAGGAACCGGCTCTTGCTGGTACAGGGCCGCCCAGGTGCGCGGATCGCCGACCGTCTCCGCTTTGCGGTCTCTGAGAAACTTGCCGTAGTCGTAGCCCTGCGGATCGTCCCACAGCATGACGCCGGCGGGGCGGCCAAGCGGATCGTCGTCGGGGCCGATCGATTCCGCCCTGATTTTCAAACGACGGTACGGCTTGCCGATCTTATCGAGTTGGTCGATCAAACGGCCCGCGAGATCGTCCTCGTGAAAGCGCTGGTGCATGATGACGCGCCGCGCGCCGGGTTTCAGGCGCGACGAGAAATCGTTGACGTACCACTCCCAGATCCGATCGCGGATGCGCTTGCTCTCAGCGTCCTCGCGCGAGCCGAACGGATCGTCGATGATCCCAAGATCGCCGCGAAACCCCATGATGCCGACGCCGACGCCGACCGCGTAATACTCACCACCTCCGGTTGTAGCCCAGCGGTAGGCGGCGGACGAATCCCCGGCTAAATAGCAACCTAGAGTTGATCCAGCCGATCCGATCAGGTTTCGCGTCCGGCGCCCCCAGCGCTCGGAAAGCTCGCTCGAATGCGAGCACGTCAGGACGTTCCATTCCTGCCTTCGCGCCAAGCACCAAGCCGGGAACAGGAAGTTGACGTAGGTTGACTTCGCCGAACCAGGCGGCATCTCGATCAAGAGGATATCGTCGTCGCCGCGCTCGATCGCCTCCAGTTCGGCAATCAGCAGCGCGTGATGCGCGGCGGGCTGAAATCCTTGATCGGCCGCGAATTCAGTGAGGCTTGCCCGGACCCTTCGTCGGCGCAGCAGTTCCCTCGCCGCTTCCTGACGCGATACGGAGGAGTTCATCGTCGCTCATGCTGCTCGTATCGTGCTTGTGCAGCACTTCTGACTTGTCGCGCCATGTATCGGAGCGGCGGTTTTTCAACCAATTCATCGCGGCGCCGGGATCAGGCGGGACATGCTCGACCGTCTTGGCGCGGACGATTTGGCCTTGGAATTGAAAGACCTTCTCGCTCTCGAAGCTGTAGCCGACCGCACGCTGATAGAGGGAGCGTTCGACGCGATCGTCGAGATGGGCCTTTCCAGCCTTAACCGCCTCACAAAACTCAGGAAACGTGTTTCGCCAGCGATGAATGGTCATCACACTGACTTCGAAGAACGATGCTAATTCGAAATCAGTAGCGCCCAACTCACAGAGCTTTCGGGCCTGTTCCGCCTTTTCCGGCCGATATTCGGTCGGGCGGCCGATCTCCTTCTTTGGCCTTCCAGCACCCGCCCTTTTACCACCACGAGGCACTTTGATTTCCCGCTTTCAAATTCAAACCGGCGCTCACTCTTCGCCCTCGGGAACGGACATGCGATCGGACATCGGCTTGCGGCGCTTGTCGGGGCGTTGAGGCTTCTTCTCAGGCTTAGGCGACGGCAAGGCCTCGCCGGGGCGTGCAGCCCGCTTGGGAGGCTTGTCGGTCATAGCGATGTCCGGAAACGAAAATCGCCCGAAGCGGTCAGTTAGACACACTTCGAGCGACAATGTAATCGCCTTCTCTCACGCGCGCACGATTCGGTCAAGCCACTTTCTCAGCATTTATCCCCAATTTCAGCAGTCCGAACGAGACCGCCAATTTCATCAGCCCGTGCCGGATCAGATCCTCGTCGTACAACGACGGTTCCAACTGGTCGTAGGCGAAGCGCTCCATCGCCCGCGGCAGGCGTGGCATGATGGCGAGGAGAACCTCGTCGGCCTTCTTGAGCCGCAGGACCGCCGCTTCACGCATCGCTGCGATCTGCTCCTCGGTCAGCGCCCCAAGGTCGCTCTCGCCTGGGGCCAAGCCGGGAACGTTGAACCCTTTCGCTGCTTTCGCCTGCCGGACGATCTCGCAATATTGCTCGCCGGCGTCGTAGAGCTCGTCGCGAAGCCTGAGGCGGCGGCAGAAGCGGCCGAGCGGCGTTCCCAGCCTCCGATCGTCGGAGCCAGTCCTGTGGGGCTGCGCCAGCGCCACGGCCATGGCCTCACGCTGCTCCCGCTCCTCCCGCGGGCTTCGCGAGCCCGACACGAGCCCTTTGACCTCAGTCGTGAACACGATTCGATTCGGTTGCGCGCTCATGCGGCCCTCTTGGTTTCTTCCAGAATTGTCTGCCAGATCGGATCCGGCTTCGGTTCCCGCCATCCACCCAACACAACCACCAGCACGCGGAGGACGCGGCAACGGACCGGGATCAAGCGCCATTGCGAGGTCGAGCGGCGCCAGCGCCTGATGGTCACGCCGCATCCCCTCTTGCCGTCACAATTCCAGCCGCAGCCCGCGCGGCTTGAGGCCTCCAGGGATCGTCCAGGCACGCGCCGCGAACGGCCTCCCGCTTGGCCTCAAGCATCGTTCTGATGTGATGCGGAGCCCATCCGTCGTAGAGATGGCCGCCGCTCTTCCCGGTCACGATGATGTAGAACGTGCCGTCAGGATCGCGGTCGATGATGATCGTCGCGCCTTTGTGCGTGCCGTGGAAATGGCCGCGGCTCTTGGTAATTATGCGCATTGCGCCGCTTCCTCCGTACCAGCCGGGGCGAGCCCCATAGCCGCGCGGTGGCGCTCGCTGAGTTGGACCGGCGAGGCGCGATAGCGGGCGGCGAG